TCCGCAACGTGCAAAGACAAACCCCGCCTTGGCGGGGTTTTTTATGGTCTGCTAGTCAAGCTTAAGCCGGGCAAGCCGGCCAGATCACGTGATCGATATCGGCTACGGATTCGGGCATGTCGCGCAGTTGCTTGCGATAGGCCTGCCAGGCCGAACGTTGCTCGGCGCTGTAAGGCGCATCCGGCAACTGGGTTTTGTCGGACGCCACCAGCCGGCGGTCGCGCTCAATACGCAACAATTCCAGCTTGGCTGCGCGGATCAAACGGCTCGCTGTAGCCTCATCAATACCCAGTTCTGCCAATTGGTCGGCGGGTACATTAATCATGCCGTTAGGCAGTTTGGCAATCATCAGCATAGGAGTCTCCAAGAGTTAAGCAGTCGGTGCGTCGACAAAGGCGTTCAGGGTCTGCGGCGGCGCGATGCGGCTGGCCAATGCAATAGGGCTGGCCACCCAGCGGGTGTTGACATGCTCATAACGCGCCAATTCCCTCTCCTCCCCTTTCCCATCATGAAAACCAAAGTTCAAGGGCAAATTAGAAATGACTCGATAATTCAAACCGCCGCCACGCAGATAAGCTCCACTCAACACCATATTGCACTCAGCCAACGTTCCCTCCGGAAGGCTGTTGTACGCCGGCTTATTCACATCTATCCGATTTTGCTTGCAATACATCGCATGGGCGACATGCGACACCGTCGGGTTATAGGTTTCGCTGAAGCGCTTGATTTCGAGAAACTTGGCATCCCCACCCCAAGCCACGTCGCTGCCCTCCATTTCCAGCAGCAAGCCCGCCTGATGCACACTACTGGCATTCAACGGCCGCTCCGTCTCGGCGCCATTCCACGCATAATGACGAACGATGGATACCTGATGGACTCCGACATCCCCCGCGGACTGGAAACGCCACCACACCGGATAGAAGAAATCCTTGCTGCCGCCGATGGTGAAATCGATGACGATGCGGCGTTCCGGCGTATTCTCCTTGCGCCAATCCTCCATTTTCTGAATATTGACATCCACGCGCCGATCGATATCGGCAATCTTGCCGTTTACCGTGCCGGTCAAGGCGTTCGACGCCTGTACCAGTTCCGCGATATTACTTTCCAAGCTCATCATGCTCTCCAATAGTTCATCACAGAGTGGATTGAATTAAATTCAACCATGTGTTCGTTCACCGCCCTTCCGGCGTGAACAGCTTCAGCGCTGACATGGAGACATTGTGTCACTTACGGAAAGCCACGGCTTTTAAGCCGCTTTAGCAAAAAAGGCGAAAACCGCGCTCCATGATGCGGAAGCGCGGTTCATTCAGATTTAGCCAAGCCATTTGCTCGGCTCGAGCATGCCATGCTCGGCACGCCGGCTTAATATCACGGCTTGATTTTTTCCAACTCAGCACTCGTAGCAGATTTTTGATTGCTCCAGACCCGGCAGGCATCGATGAAGACACTCATCTTCTTGCGTTCATCTTCCGAGCCGGTCCGCAGCACATTCAACTGCACATGCACAGGGTAATAACGATGGATATAAGCGGCGCAAGCATCACGCGCCCATACCACCGCAGGCCGCTCCAGTCCTTTATCCGTCACGATCAAGCCAATATCATCCTGCACATCGGAATAAAATTTCATTTCAGTACTCATATCAACTCCCTGATTTAACGATTGCTGTTATTGATATTGGCAAATACGCCGCCGAGGCCACTGATCGTGCTATTACCAATCACATCAATAACAGGATCAAAAATATTGTATAGTTGCGGCAAGCGAAGCCCTGGATTCCATAAACCAGGAATAATTTGCGGCAACGCCAGATACAACTGATCACCTACCTGAGCATTGGACAAACCAATATCAACATGGGTATAAGCCCCAGCGTGAGCTGATAGAAAATGATGAGTAGTCTGATTCCAAACTCCTTTTTTACTGTTATCCATCCAGTTCCAGTCTCCTTGACCAATCACCTTGTGATACAGCGCCACACTGGTAAAAGCGCCCATCTTGACGTGTTGATAGGGAACAAAAAAAACATAGGGACCGAAGCCCTCACTGACCTTCTTCACCGTCAAGTGCAGGATATTGAAATTGGCAGAAAAGTGCCGATCATCGCTCTTCATATACTGCAATAACTCGCGAACGATGGGCGGGCGGGATGCCGGCTCTTCTCCCGGCGTCACAGGAATCAATGCCGCATCGAACTTGCCCCAAAAATCCCCACCAGCATGTACACCCAAAGCTAGCGGCAGTTTCTTATCACCTTCGCCCCCCACTGCCGTCATCCGGGCATTGAAATTCACGGCGATGGCCGGATGCTCATTCCAATGACTGGTTCTCCAATTATTCAACTCGGTGATTTTCTGACCGACTTTCTGATCGATTTCACCAATCTTTCCATGAACGGCATCGGTCAAACCATTGGCCGATTTCACCAACTCGGCGATATTGCTCTCCAAACTCATCACACTCTCCTAAAAGTTCTACCGCGATACATGGCCTTGACGACCATCCAAGACAACGCGTCCCCAGGCCTCAGCCTGGAAACGGAAACACATAGCAATGGGGAAGTGCCGGAAGCGGCGCGGGAAAAACAGGGATCACTACGGGGATGGCCATATCGGCCAGGGGGAATGGGGCTGCGACGCAGCCCCGGCGCTCATGCGCCCAGGCGTTGCTTGACGAACAAATGCTGCATATTGACGATGGCCGCCGCATTGGCAGTAGCCAGCTCCAGGCCGGAGCGTTTATCGGCGGCATGTTCCTGTTCCAGCGCCTGGCTGCGGTTTTGCAAGGCGGTCACTTGCGGCTCCAGCGCCTGCAAACGCCCGTCCTGCGCGCGGATGCGCTCGTCGCGCCCCAGGCCGCGGTTGGCTTCGCCGATCTGGGCCGCCGCCAGTTCCGCCAGTTCGCTGGCCAGGCTCAGATTGAGGCCGGCGCCGCTGGACTGGATGGTGACGCTGTCCGGCGGCAGCGCGTTCAAGGCCAGGTCATAGGCCAGCAGCAATTGCACATCCGCCGCCTTGTAGGCCAGCGCCGCCTTCGGGTCGGACCAGACCGCCAGCAAGGTACCGTCCGCCAGGATGAAGCCGATCTCGCGCACCCAGAACGCCTTGGCGTCGTCGGCGATGGCGGTCAGATGGATCTGGGTATTGCCCAGCCGTTCGCCGCCGGCGATGGGATAGCGCGCCTGTTCGCTGCGCAAGGCGGTCTGGCCCTGTGCCGGTGCGTAAGCGCCGTCGCCCAAGGCGATGTGGGTGATCTGCGCGGACACGCCGTCATTGCTGGCGCGCCAGATTGCGGCCAGACCGGCGGCGGTGATAAGAGGTGCTAAAGGGGTGCTCACAACGATGCCTCCATGGTGACGTGGACCACGCTATAGATTTGCGCGGCGGATGAAAGGGCCAACGGCTGCTGCGGCTCCAGCCGCATCGGCGCCGCTTCTGCGCTGCGGCGGATCAGCGCGCGCGCCTGAGCGGCCGAGGCCAGGCCCAGACGGCCGTTGAAACGCGCGCCCAGCTTGAAGCGGTAAGTGCTGCGCGCCGGCTTGGCCAGCTCCACCATGCGCCGCAGCCGGCGGTAGAGATCGGGATTGAGCAAGGCCTGGCCGGGCAGCAGATTGTCATTGGCCCAGGCGGTCAATTCGAAGGTGTAGGGCGCGGCCGGCGGCCGGCGCTGCCACCATTCCTCCAGTTCCACCGTCACGCCGAGGATGCGGAACACTTCGCGCAGCGCCCAGGGCGTACCCTTGTGGCGGTGCAGCTCTATGCTCTGCTTGATCAGGTCGCGGCGTTGTTGCTCGGTCTGGGTCAGCAACCAGCCCTCGTCGCCGTCGATGTGGAACTGTTCGGCCAGCAGCGGCAGCAAGTCCGGCTTGACCGTATCCACCAGATAGACCAGCAGACCGCCGGGATCGATGTCGCCCAGCCGTTCGCTGAGCTTGGCCAGCGGGCCGAAACGCGCGTCGCGCGCCAGCAGATTGGGCGTGATGTCAGCCATCCTGGCCTCCGGTCATTTCCAGCTGGATGCCGGTGCAGTGCGACCAGCCCTGCGGCGGCACCACCCGGGTGGCGGCCGGCTCCAGCAAAACCACTTGGTAGACGCCGGGCACCGACAGCGTGGCGATCAGCTGCGACGGCACGATATCGCGGCCCAGCCGCTCCGCCTGCACCTGCACGAAAGCGCCGACGGCGGCCTGCGCCTGCTGCTGCACCGTCTTGGGGTCGACGTCGCGATACGGCGTCAGCCGCGCGCGCACCTGGTAGCCGTAATCCTCCGGCGCCAGCACCTCCACCAGATCGGTCAGCGGCCGCACCCGGTCGGCGCTGCAAGCGGCGGCCACCACGCTGAGCAGGCTGTCCGGCGGCATGCCGGTCTTGGTCAGCGGATACAGGCGCACCACGCCGGGCGGCACCTGGTTGGCGCTTTGCAATTCGCCGTTCTGCTGTTGCAGGCTGGCGCTGATCACCGCCACGTCGGCGATGTCCTGATGCGCGCGCAGCGCGTGGTGGCGATAGGAGGCGGCGCTGCCGGCCACGCTGAACGACTCCGGCGCCAACCGGATGCGCGCGCGCAGGCGCTCGTCGTCCTCGGCGTCGGCGCCGCCGGCGCTGGTGTCGATATTGACCACGCTGGCGTCCACCTCCAGCTCATCCACCAGGGTGTTGATCTGGCCCGGCACGAAGCCGTTGCCGGCGGCGCCCGCTTCCACCGCGCTGACCGGCACCTCGATGCTGCTGCTGCCGGCCGGCGCGATCTGACTGGCCAAGGACTGGAACTGCACGCCGCCGCCGGCCACCAGGGTCTGCGCCGGAATCAGCTGCGCCAGCGTCAAGGGCTGGGTGAAGGCGATGCGCACCGTGCAGCGCGCGTGCTGGGCCGGCAGCCGGCTGACGCCGACCAGCTCGCCCAGGTAATCCAGCATCGGCGCGCGGGCGAAGGCCACCAGGTTCTGGCGGCCGGCGTCGTTGAAGGCGGCGCGGGCCACGCTTTCGCGGTAGGCGATCAGGTCGATCAGCAAGCGTTCCACCTGACCGGGATAAAGCGTCTTGCCACTCATTTTCTGATAGGCGTCGATCAGCTCGGCGGTGACGGTATGCGGATCGTCATCAATGAACTTGGGCAAATCTGGGGTCATGAAAACACGTCCTTGAATGGAGCGCCGCGGCCGGCACGGAAGGTCGAAGCGGGGGTGGATGGCGGCATGATCCGCCATCAAGCCACCGCCTGGCTTTTAAAGCCGTTTGGAAAAGAACTTGAACAAATTGCCGGCGCGGCCAGCTTCGGCCTCCGGCGCGGCGGCGGCGAAATCGCCGGCGGCCAGTTGCTGCAGCCGGGACAGCGCCTCGTCGGCCGCCACACGCGCCGCCGCCTCGTCCGCGGCCTGGCGCACGGCTTCCTTGCCCTTCAGGCGCGCGTCGCGGATGGTGTACAACGCCTGCTCGCAGGCCGCAGCCTTGGCCAGGATGCTGTCCGCCGCCCGCTGGCCGTCCCAGCCCTTGGCCTCGGCCCAGGAGCGCACCGCCGGCGGCGCCTCGCCCTTGTAGCCGGCGTCCTTGAACGCCTGCGCCTCGGCGGCGGCGCGTTGGTATTCGGCCAGGCGCAGCTCGCTGCCCAAAGCCTCATTGCGCGCGACATCAGTGGCGATATCGATATCTCGCAGTAGTTGTTCTTGTAACTCCCCTAGCACAAACTGCGGCTCCGGTTGATTACCTTGCTGCAACCAGAGTTCATATTCATCCCACCAGCGGTGCCCTTTAGGGATATACGCCCCATCGACAACTCGAATCACTCCATCCGGCTGCTTGGTTAAACGATACATGGCATTCACCTTCACTCCCCCTATAGATTCATTAAATCTCAGCATCCGCCACCCAGTGACATGCAACCCAAGTAATACTTGAGCCAGTAGGGGGAATCATATTTACAAACTTGGTAGAACTGCTCTTAGCTGCGGGAATCACGCCATTTCCATTACTCGTAGCCATTCTATCAACCGCACCCAAACCGTCATAAATCACAATAGCCGGCTCAATCCGTTTCTCTACCATAAACGGAATGGTCATATTAATTTGCTTATCACCAGAAGTGCCGACATTCAAATGAAACATCTTGCTGAAGATAGCCGGTGCGAAAGCGGAATCGGCTCCATAGTTTTTAGCGGGGAAGTCATTTAGCGGATAGCTTTTCTCAAAATACCGCTGACACAAAGTCAGTTCTTCGCCAAAGCTGCGATACTCAAACGGCGTCGCCACTGGGCTCTCCTCCAACTGCACCTGAGCAATATCGAAAGTGCCGGTTTGCGCGCCGGTAATCGCATTCAAGGCTGGGTAGGCATCGCTGTACGACACCCCAAGAAAAACAGCCAGAGAAGCCTCGTTCCCCGGTTCGCGCCCCTGTAGGCTGGGCGAGGAGAAAGAGAAGACAAAGCGTTGCCAGCGGCTGGTCAGCTCCACTGGAACCGCCTCCAGCGCTCTGATCTTGTCGGATGCGGCTGGCGGTCGTTTCAGCCACTGTTCAACATAGGCCACCATCTTGCGCGGCTGATCCGCCTTGGCCCAGAAGCTCAGCGTCATCCGCTTGCCGGTGAAACGCCGCAGGTTTTCCACCGGCTGGCATACCTGGCAGTACTCGTTGACCTTGCTGGCCGGCGGCTTGCTCAGCGTCAGACGCATGAAGCTCGTCGTCGCCCCCAAGGTTTCGGTCTCGGCGATACTGGCCGCCATTCGCGACAAAGTCGCGCCGCCAAGCGGGCCGCCACCCAAATCCAGAAACCAACGGTCCACCGAGCCATAACCGCCCACAGTCTGACTGGCGCCGCGCTGCCAGACGTCAAAACCGCCGTTGATCAGCACATTGCGACGATAAGCTTGCGTCGGAAAGCCTTGTAGAGGATGGAAGTCGCGCGGCTTGGCATCCCGCTTCGCCAACTCCTCGGCGATGCGCTGCTCCACTGCGGAGCGCGTGGCCAGCACCACGCTGGGATCCACCAGCAGCGTTACCGCCGCGGTATTGGACACCTCCAGAATCATGCGCACATAGAGCTGCTTATTGGCGCCGGCCGCCAGCAGCGGCTTGTAGCTCTCCGGAAATTTGCCGATGGCGATCAGATCGCCGCGGCTATCGAACAAGCCCACCTCGCGGATGTAAAAGCCGCCCACCGTATCCGGCAGCACCGCTTCCGCCACCACCCAGTTGGGATTATTCGGGTCCACCGCCAAGTGGTTGAGCGCGCCGCGCCAGGTTTCATGCTTGAGCGCGGTCTGGCTCTCGCTGGGCGTGTAATACCCGCCGTTGTCGCCGTCGCCCACCGCCATCTGACTGATCTGCAGCGGCGCGCCGTTGGCTTGCGCCGCCGCCAGCTTGGCCTTGCCGCTGGCGGTGAGAAGCGTGAAAAACTCATTGGCCATCGATTGCTCCTGGGAAGGGTTCTAGGGATCTCATGCTGCGGGATAAAGCGTGACCATCTCGACGCTGGCGTGCGCCAGCGCCGCGTTCAAGCTGGCGCGCTGTTGCAACGATTCGAGCTGGAACGGGTAGACCGTGGCCAATTCGCCGCCCTGGGTGGCCAGCGCCAGCACCGGCACGGCGCTGCGGTTGCTCAATACCAGCGCCAGCAGCTCCAGCACCGAACGGGCGTTCTTGTATTCGTTGATCATCGCCTCCAGCGCCGTCAGCGTGGCGGCGGCTATGCCGCGCGCGGCCAGGTCGATGTGGATCTTGAAGTGATAGGGCTTGCCGGCGTATTCGAACCATTCGCTGATCTGGCCGGACAAGGCCAGCGTGGCCAACACCTGCTGCAAGGACCAGCGCGTGCCCTTGCTGCGATGCAGATGGATGGACTGCTTGATCAGCTCGCGTTGCTGGCGCGCGCCCTGGCTCAGGCGCCAGCCCTCGTCGCCGGCGACATGGAACTGCTCCGCCAGCGCCGGCAGCCAGCCGGCGTCCACCTGGTCCACCAGATAAACCAGCAGCGTGCTCAGATCGGCGTCGCCCAGCCGGGTAGTGAGCTGTGCCAGATGGCCGAAGCGCGGGTCATTGGCCAGGATATTGGGCGCTACCCCGCCCGCCTTCGCCACGGCGCCGCTCATAGCTGCAGCTCGGTTTCGCGGATCACGCCATCGGCCAGCCGCCACTGCACGGTGAGCCTGGCATCGCCGTTGCCGCCCACGCTGTAGAGCACCCGCGCCACGGTCACCCGCGGCTCGCCGTATAGCGGATGGCTGATCGCCTCCACCGCCTCGCGCACCACGTGCGGCCGGGCGCGGTCCACCGGGTAGTCCAGGTAACGGAACAAATCGCTGCCAAACTCAGGCCGCAGCGGATCGCTGCCCTTGGGCGTGCCCAGGATGATGCGCATGGCCTGATGGATGTCGTCGAGGTTCTCGACGATGTCAGCGGGGGATGCCTGATCGCGGGCCTGCAAGGCCGGCTGCCAGTGCAAGGAGGAGATGTCGGATATTCGGGTCAT